CCAGATCTACGATACCCTGTGGGGTAACGGAGAAGCCGCCTACGAGCGCGAGAGCAACTTCTTCAGCCGCATCCTCCGCGACGATGAGAAGCTGCAGAAGTCCACCAGGTTCTCGATCTTCACTTCGTTCATCGACCTGGCCGTGTCCGGCCTGTCACTGGAGCCTGGTGCACGCGCCCTTTGCTACCTGCAGGGCCGTAGCCACAAGACCAGCGAGGTCAAGCGCGACACCAACGGCAAGCCTATGACCGACAAGTACGGCAATCCTATCTACATCTATGAGGGACGCATGGTACTCACCGTGTCAGGTTACGGCGAGCTGGTTATGCGAGTCCGCAGCGGGCAGATCCGCCATGCTGACAATCCCGTCCTGGTATATGCCGAGGATAATTTCTCCTTCGGCGAGACTGACGGCCGCAAGGTCCTCAACTACACCTGCAACCTGCCGCACAAGTCCAACCAGATCGTAGCGTGCTATATGAAGATCACTCGCGCCGACGGCACCATCGACTATGCCGTCATGTATGAGGAGTCCTGGAAACGCCTTGAAGGCTTTTCCTCTCGCAACAACCGCCGTTACATCGACGGCCAGTGGGTTGGGAAGGCCAATGAGCTCTACAATTCCAACGGCGGCAGCATCGACCCCGGCTTCCTCATGGCCAAGTGCATCAAGCACGCCTTCCGCACCTACCTCAAGGTGCGCATCGGCAAGTACACGGCCATGGAGAGCGAGCAGATCGACAATGACCAGCAGCAACAGGAGATCGACGACTTCTACGGCGTGGGCGAGCCCGCCCCCGAGCAGCCCGCCATGCCCCGCGATGACAACCCGCCCTTCGGACCCGCCGACGACATGTCGGCAGGCGTGACCATCAACCCCGCCAACGACGCCATCGGCGACGACGGCACTTTCTAATAACCCGCATGTTAAGTGGGCCGCGGCTCTGCCGCGGTTCTAATCAACGACCAATAAAATATCAACAATCATGGCAAACGAATTGACAATCATCAAGAGCGAGAACATCCAGACCATCGTCCAGATGACTCCCGAGAACCACCAGCTCAACGTGCAGTCGCACGACAACTGCATCGCCTACGGCCAGCGCCTCCTGGCACAGATCCAGCAGCAGGGCATGACCGACGAGCTCGACCAGGCCGCCGCCAAGTACATCGACGCTGCACGCAAGACGGTCACCAAGATGAACGACCGCCGCTCGCCGCTGACCAAGCTGTTCGACGAGATCCGCAAGGAGTTCACCCGTCTGGAGGGCGACATCGACCCCACCAAGGCCGGCACCCTGCCCCACCAGCTCCAGCAGTTGCGCAACAAGTATGCTGCCCAGAAGCGAGAGGAGGAGGAACGCCGCCGCCGTGAGGAACAGCTGAGACAGCAGCATGAAGCAGCACTCAAGCAGCTGCGCGTTGACCTCGACACCGACTATCGCCTGCAACTGTCCGATGCCGTCAGCCGTCAGTGCAACGACATGAGCCGTCTCTACGAGAGCGTCACGCTCGACAACCACATCATCGTCGAGGGACAGTTCAAGTGCTGGGACTGCCGACTATCGACTGCCGGAATACAGACCCGCGTCAGCAAGCCCTACCTGTTGACCCAGGAGGAGTATAACGATGTCTTCAATAACGTGTGGGAGTCAATCTCCAGCGAGCTGCAGGAAACATACGCCGCTGAGCTGACCAAGTGCCGCGACGCTTACCTCGACCGTCTGCCCAGTAAGGTGCAGGAACTTGAACGTGCAGCCCAGGCCAGTGCCGCGGAGGCCGAACGCATCCGCCGCGAGATGGAGGAGCGCGACCGCGCCGAGGCGGCACGGCTGGAGGCCGAGCGCAAGGAGGCCGAGCGCAAGCAACGCGATGCTGCCGATCTCAAGAAACAGCAGGCAGAAATGGGAAGCCTGTTCGACCAGCAGGCCACACAGGCCATGCAGCCCGCCGTCGAGGGCTACACGCCCAAGACGTCGGTCAAGAAGAAACTCGTGCCCCTGGCACCCGAAGCCTTCACCGAGATCTTCTCGATGTGGTGGGTCGAGGAAGGCTGCAAGCTGTCTATCGATGATCTGGCCAAGATGTTCAAGAAGCAGATCACCTTCTGCGAGAAAAAAGCCAACGATAAGACGAACCCCGTCTTTATCAAGAGTGAACTGATAGAATACAAGGACGATGTACGCGCCAAGTGACAACTACTACGAGAGAGGTGAGGTCAGTAATTCTGATCTCACCGAGCTCAAGAACCTGCTGCACCCGCGCCAGCAGTTCGGTGACCGTGAGGCGGCCTTCCGCTTCGGCTCGCTGGTCGATGCGCTGGTCACCGAGCCTGACCGCGTGAACCACTACCGCCGCACGGTGGACGACGTGGAGTATCCCGATTGGGAGTTCCGCAAGGGCCTCGCCCTGCGGGATTCCCTGCGGCGGGAGGCGGCAAGGGACCAGTTCCTGGCACGCGTGCTCGACCAGGCCGACACCCAGACGGTCATGGTCAACCGGGCACAACGTTTTGAGTACGGGGAATTTCCCTTCACGCTCGACACGCGCTGCAAATGGGACTGGTGGCTGAAGGTGTTCGGCTTCGGCGGCGACCTCAAGACGACCTTCGCCAGCTCGCAGCAGGAGTTCGAGCAGGCCATCGACTTCTTCGACTGGGACCGCAGCCGCGCCTGGTACATGGACATCGCGGGCAGCGACCGCGACTTCATCTATGCCATCAGCAAGAAGACCGGGCAGGTGTTCAAGAAGTTCATCACCCGCGACGACGAGATCTACCGCAGAGGTAAGGAGAAATATCTTGAACTGGCATTCCAGTATTGGTGCCTTGATTTGGTTGCGTGATGGAAACGAAGCTCAAAGTGGAACCCTATCCCTACCAGCGTGAGGGCATCAGGCAGGGCCTCGAATGGCAACGCCTGATCATCGGTGACGAGCCGGGGCTGGGCAAGACGCTGCAGTCCATCGGCATCGTGGACACAGCCGACGCCTACCCCTGTCTGGTGATCTGCCCGTCGTCGCTCAAGATCAACTGGCAGCGCGAGTGGGAAAAGTTCACCGACAAGCACGCCCTGGTGCTCGACAACGGTACCCGCACGACGTGGCCTTACCTGCTCTCGATGAGGATGCACCATGTGGCCATCGTCAACTACGAGAGCCTGCGCAAGTATTTCGTCTGGGACATCAATGGAGGCCGCAAGTCCTTCCGACTCAAGGACGTGGTGTTCTGCCCGCATATCCAGCTCTTCAAGTCAATTATCATCGACGAGAGTCACCGCGTCAAGGATCCATCGGCACAACAGACGATTTTCGCCAAGGGGCTGGCCACGGGCAAGCAGTGGCGCATACTGCTGTCGGGCACGCCGGTGGTCAACAGGCCCGAGGACCTGGTGAGCCAGCTCTCGATCATGGGCAGGCTCAACGAGTTCGGCGGCAAGGGCGCTTTCCTGGCACGTTACGGCGAGGGCCACAACCTGGACGAGCTGTCACGGCAACTTTATGACTCCTGCCTTGTCAGGCGCGAGAAGGCAAAGGTGCTCACACAGCTGCCCGACAAGACGCGCTGCGACCTCTACGTGGACATCAGCAACCGCGACGAGTACAACCTGGCACAGGCCGACCTGGCAGAGTATCTGCGGCAATACAAGGAGTGTACCGACTGGGAAATCCGCCGCAAGATGCGCATGGAGGCCCTGGTACGCTTCATGACGCTGCGCTCCCTGTCGGCCAAGGGCAAGGTCAAGCAGGCAATAGATTTCGTGAAGGTGTTCCTCGACAGCGGCAAACCGCTGATCCTGTTCTGCTCCTATCACGAGATTGTGGACGAGCTTTGCAAGGCATTCCCTCGGGCGGTGCGCGTCACCGGGCGCGACTCCATGATGGCCAAGCAGGCTGCGGTGGACAGTTTCCAATCCGGAAACAGTCACCTGATCATCTGCTCCATCAAGGCGGCGGGCGTGGGCCTCACGCTCACGGCGGCATCCAACGTGGCATTCGTCGAGTTCCCCTGGACCTACGCCGACTGCTGCCAGTGCGAGGATCGTGCCCACCGCATCGGCCAGCGTGACAACGTCACCTGCTATTACTTAATCGGGCGAGGCACCATTGACCACGCGCTCTACCGCATCATCCAGGACAAAAAGAGCATAGCCGGTCAGATCATGGCCTCCGACGATGACATCCCCACCGACGAGATGTACTTCAACGAACTGACAGAAATGTTACTAAACCAAGACAACAATGATAACGATTAAATTCAGAGCACAAGACATTGCCAGCAACAAGTGGTTGTATGGCGACATCAGACATCATAAGAACTACGTATGTATCTTTGAACAGGGAGGGAATATAGGCGAACAGGTAAAGCCCGAAACCGTCGGCCAGTTCACGGGCTTAACCGACAGGAACGGAACTGAAATATACGAAGGTGACATTTTGTTGTACAATGGCAACAGGAGGATAGTCGAATGGAAATATGGCACATTCGGATTATCTATGCACGAAAACGGTTTTACCTTTCAAGCATTTTATGAGTTGCCTGTACCTATTGTTGACAGTACTGTTATCGGAAACGTGTTTGATAACCCCGAACTAAAGAAAGGAGGTAAGAATGAAGATTAGATGTTTGAACTGTGAACATGGCTACACTCCACTCTATGGTCGTGGGTGTGGAGAAGAAGTCCAAAGTTGCGACTATGGGCTAAAGGATGGCGCCGCTCCTGTTGGGGATTACTGCCGAATGGACGGTAAAAAACTTCGTAACGTGAAAGGAGGAAAACAATGAAAAAGATTTTGTTCTGTATTTGCTTAATACTCTTGTTGTCAAGTTCAAAGTGTGAAACTGGCAATAGGGTGGCCAATAAAGATGTGTATGATATATACACCGACACAGTAAATGGTCACGAATATATCATAATGCGGGCAATGTATTGTGGTAACATCATCCATTCGGAAAGTTGCCAATGCAAGAAAGGAGGTGAATAATGGCATTTGCAGGATATGAGTTTACTCGCGAAATATCAGAAAAGTTTGACGACTATGCGACTTGTATCGGCTATGAAGATATTGACGAAGACTACACCTTGCAGGTTGGCGGAAGGACATTCAATGTCAGCTTTAGTATAACAGAAGTCACATGATACCGATCTCTAACTCCGATGCCGCACTCATCCGCGACCTGCTGGAACGCGGCCAACAGTTCTACCGCAACCATGCCACGGCCACCCGCCACATCAACGACGGACGACGCATGGCCGTCATGGCTGGAAAACTCAAGCGTAAAATCAACGGCACCCAGCGTGGTGTCAAGTATTGCGAGCCATCGGCTCGCACAACCAATAAAATCAAACAACAATGAACA